ATCGCTTGCCATCCATAGAGCAGCCTTAAATCCAATGGCAAATTCAAACTTTATAGCTGTATATTCTACCACTTCACCAGGCACTTTTTCGTTTTTACTTATTATTTGATAGCGTACTGTTTCAGGCGCTCCAGTAACATCAACTAGAGATTTAAACCTAATATCACATAAATCAGCAACGTCTAAATCCCTATCTTTAGCATCAAGGCTAAATGATAGTATTGTTATATTGTCACGGTAACGCCCTAAAAGCCTGTTTGCTAATAAGCTAACCTGAGTGTCATTGTCAAGCCACCCGCTCATTATTTCATAGACTTTACGTTCACCATATTCTAGTACGCTTGAGCTTGATGGGTCAATACTTGCAAGTGTTCGTCTATATGAGTCACGCTTACCTAAATCTTCAATAGGCGTTTTAGGAAGATAGCTAACCCATATCTCACTGGTACGCATATCTGTATCTGTTTTTAATGATGTTTTATTTTGCAAAAAGTTGTTTTCTTCATCTAGCAAAACAGGGGTTGTGAACTCTGGTGCAATCGCCTTAAATCGAATTAATTGTGCTAATTCATCCCACCAAATAAAGAACATAAACTGCTCACACAACTCCCCAAGTAACTCAGTTACTCCAGTAGGCTCACTAATAATTCTAGTTCCATCTATAGAGCCAAACCAAAGCGTTCCCTCTGCGCTCCAATCTGTTGTATTTATATAAGCTGTATCAATATTCCCATAATTCAATAACAAGTCTTTTGCTATGTTATCAGGGCGTATATTGTTATATTCAAGGCAGCCTTGAACCGTATCGCCTGCATCATGTGCGCTTGCTTCTGTATTAGAATAGCCCCTAGTAACCGTGTTAAATGTTAAGTCACCATTTGTCTCTGTAGTAATCGATGTGTACTGTATTAGCTCATCATTAATTCTAACGATATTTGTGTCACCTTGATAATATGAGCTTGCAATATCACCTGTGACAACAAAGCTTGTTGCTGAGTTTGTAATATCGGTTAAAAGCGTTCCTGATGAGATAGCAGGAGCTTGTGCCTTGTCATTGTCTGCAAGCCTTAGAATATCTTGTGCCTTAATCGTCACGTTACCCTTACTGTCAGGCAAACTGATTGCATCGATTACATAGTGACGTGTCTGCATTTCTGCAAGCGTTTGACCATAATATCCATCTAACACACGCAAATTACGACCTGTATAGTATGGGTTGCGTTTCATCCACTTACCCCAAAAAGTTCCTCGCTCTAAAGGGTTGTATTCTCTTTCATTAACGTATGGGTCAACATAGTTATCACTGTGTGGGTGGTCTTGTATGCTGATTGTTACACTTGCTCTTTTACCTAAAGGCTTAGTATCACTAGAGCGCCCACCAATATTTAATTTAGTTGGATTTGTAGAAACTGATTTAAGAGAAGGGATAATGTATTCTTCATCTGTCAAGTCTGAATGTGGTTTTGCAAACCTTAATGTCAATGACTGCTGATTGAAATTAGCCTTGTCTTGGCAGTTTGAATAACCGTGATAACACTTTGTAGACTGATTGGCCGTACAAGGCGCTACGCCATACGTATTGCCACAAAAATCTTGATCTAGCTCAACTATTTGTATAGGGATTCGCCCTAACTCTGCATTAAGAGACATCACTAAAACCTTCTACATTCATAGATACACTCATAAAGTCTTTTGTGCCTGTGTTGCTAGGAGTAATATCACCAGTAGCCCAACAATATGCAACCTCATTAGGGTAAGACTCAGGACGCCAAGCGATAAAGAACGGCTGTACTCTTGGCTCTGATTGAACGAATAAATCAAAGTTAGCTCTGTACCATTCTGCTTTAAGGTTATCCCAACTAAAGCCTGTACTGAACCCTTTTCTCTGAATAGAAGCTCCTAAGAATTGGCCTGTCTCGCTCATGTTTGGGCGTACCGCATTAACGCGCCCTAATGTGATAGGGGTATGACCGCCATAAATAGCTCTCTGCATAGCCAATGCCTTACCTACCTTCATAGATACAACGGTCAATCCTGTGCCGTTCAGAGTGACACGATAATAACGTGCTGTAACTTCTTCAAATAACGCCATGATAGTGTTGCCAGTATGATTAAATTCAGACTCAAGCGTATAAGTAACATCATCAGTTGATGAGTATATTAATACGTTTGTTATGCCACGCCCTTGAATACCAACGTAGTCAACATCAACCGCGCTACCTGCATCAATATCAATCGTGCAAGTTGTTGGCGTTGTTGGCTTGTATCGCTCATAAGTTGCAGGGTTAATGATATTTGATAATGGATAATTATCCTCTGCCGTTGTGCCGGTTAATCCTGTAGAAGTGATTACGCTATCATAGCCAATTCTTGCGTGTGTAAGTGGTTGCTCTGTAAGGCTTTGGTTTGCGACTAATGCGCTAGAAATATAAATACTCATGACTGTAACACCACTTGACCGCCTTCACGTTGATAATCTAGTAATTCTGTAGCAATTGCCGCTACTGCATCACCTGTAAATAAGCTTGACGCACTTAACCCCTCAACAGTTAATGTGCCTCCTGTTGGTTGCGCTGCTTGCGTATTAACAGCTGGAACGCCTGCACTATATGATGTTGCGCCACCTGTTGCACCGCTACCGAATTGCTGAGATTGAATCTGTTGTATTTGTACTGCTGTTGAAGCAACCGAAGCCGCAGCAAACGCTGCACCAACTACTGGCCCGCCTATTTTAGCACCTGCATTAAATGAATGAACAGCAGCTTCATATCCTGCCATGACTGCATTTGTGGTTGCCGCAACCTTGCCAATTTCAAACATCTCTTTAGAGCCACTATTCATTAAGCTAGATAAATCGCCCATCATGCTTGACATTGCTTTTTTGCGCTCTATAGCTTCGTTTTTAGCGTTGTCAATTCTGAACTGAGCGTGTCTTCGCTCCATTTCTGTCATTTCAGCTTGAGCTTTTTCAGCTTGTTCTATACCTGTATTTTCACCAGTAAACTGTGCCAAATCCTCTTGCCATTGGTACTCTTGTGCAAGTAGCTCAATCTTCTCTGCTTGCGCTAGCTTTTCTCTCTCTGCAAGTTCAGCAAGTTCTTTCTGTCTTTGCAAGTGGCTTTGAGTTGCATCTGAGCGCATCTCCATCCATGATTGCATATTTTCAGCAACGGATAACTGCTTATCCATTTCTTCATAGATTTGTCTATTAGACTCTGCTTCTAAATCAAGACCAATATTGCCACGAGTTAAACGGATTCTTTTTTGAGCGTCTTCAATAGAAACTAGCGTATCACGATAAGCCACAAGACCATCAACACCATCGTCTAGGAATACTGACCAACCCTTTATACCAACTGCAACCGCTTCGGTTAAAGAGTTTACACCTGCTACTTCTTCATCGAACTTTGTCAAATCTGCAAGCGCTGTGCCGATAGAGTTAGAAAGCGCTGTACCTGCTTGCTCTATTGTCAATGGCATTTGTGCGAACTTTGAGTTGGTAGCGTCTGCTTGAGATTGTAAGGCGTTAAATACATCTTCTGCTAATACCTTGCCCTCTAATACGGCATTTCTTAGCTCGCCAACCGTTAATCCCATTCCTTCTGCAATAGCTCGTGCAACAGCAGGAGTATTTTCCACAACTGAGTTAAATTCTTCTGCTCTCATTATGCCACCAGCAATAGATTGTGACATTTGACGAAGTGAATTGTTTATTTCTGCTGTAGATGCCCCACCAATAACACCTAGTTTTTGGAATATATCAACGAACTCTACTGAGTCCTCTGTTGTCTTTCCTATCTCTTTGGCTGATGCAGATATGTTTTGAAATGCTGATACAGTTCCCTCTAATGCAACACCTGATGATTGAGCAGACTTATAAAGCCCATCCATTGCTGCATTAAATTCTGCTGTTGATCCTGTCGCTGTTCTAACTCGTGTTTCTAATCGGCTAAAGTTATCAGCAACCAAAGCGCCTTTTATAGCTAAAGCACCAAGAGCAAGCGCACCAGCCTTTGCATACATAGAGACATTGCTTAATGACTTACCTGCCTTATTAGACTTGTTACCTAGTGTATCAAGCTTGTTATTAGCCTTATCAACACCACTATTCAAGCCAGCGGTATCAGCACCAATCTTTACGTTAATTTCACCGACTTGGTTAGCCATTTTGTTTCCTTATCGCTTCAACGAGTTTCGCTGTGTCTTGATATTCTTCATAACTCAACGAGCCGTATTTCTTGGTTTTGATGCCGTGTTTAGCTTCGTAGATATGCCACCATTCATGAGGTGTCATAGCCCAGAATTCTGATGGCTGCAATCCCCAATGTGCAACTGCAACCTTATATAGTTCAGCCCATTCGTAGCTTTTAACTACTTCGCTTTGGCTGGATTTTTTTTTAAATCTTTTTGACTTTCTGATTGTGGGAATAGCGCCTCAAGGATAGCAGCTCTTTTGCTGAAAATATCAGCAGAGCCACCGCCTGAGAGCATCTCGGTATAAACATCTTCACCTGAAACGCTAACGCCAGCCTCATTCAGGAAGAAAGCATAAAACTTTGCCAGCGTTATCATGTTTGGTCTGTCATTGCTACTAAGGCGAACAACATCAAGGTTTTCATGCTCAATTCGCTCAATCATCTCGAAGTTAGCTTTAATCTTGTATGTCTCGCCTTTCCATGTGATGTTTAAAGGCTTATATATAGCTGCCATTACGCATCAGCTCCAGCCGTAAATGTAACCGCACCGCTAGATTGGAATGAAGCATCAAAAGTAACACCTGCTTCTGTTTCTTCACCTGTTACGAATGATACCATTTTGAATGTACCACCGATTACTGGACCACTCACTGTA